ACTTGTCTGTAGCTGCGTAACCCTAACAAAAGGAAAGGTTATGACTAGATACAACTACAAGAAACATTCAGAAATTCCTGCTTACATGAGGGACTATCTTCTAAATGTGTCAAATTCAGACAAAATTGAAAATTTTTCTCTGGAAGAAATCAACGGATTTCTGAATGGTCTGGAAGAATGGGAACGGGAAGTACAATTGACTGAACCTGTCAGGCGTATGAACCGTAAGATTCTTAACTAGAGAATAAAGTAGGGTCAGTTAAACGCTGGCCCTACTTCTTCTCAGGAGAATAATAGGCAGTCACCTGTTTTACAATGCGTATTGATCGACACGTAAATACTCTGCTTCGTGTAGCGGAAGCTATTGAGGAACCTGTCAAGTGTTTCCGTTTGGCAGCAGGTATTATCTACAAAAATACTATTGTAGGTATAGGAGTAAATCAGTATAAGACTGATCCTTTTCAGGCTAAGTACGGTAGCAACGACAAGGCGATTTATCTTCATGCAGAGATTGCTGCCATAAAGAACAGCCTACGTCAGATGGACGTTGACGATTTTAGAAAATCCACACTGATAGTTGTACGTGTAAAAAGAAAACACTTGACAGGACCATTCATACCTGCCATATCTAAGCCGTGTAAAGGATGCCAGCGTTGTATCGCAGAGTTTGATATACGTAACGTCATCTACACTGGTGAAGACGGTAACGTCCATTATTTGTAAGGAAAAAGGAAGTTATGAAAGAAAAAACAGAATCTAAGCTAACGATACCATTAGACATTTTCCCTTCCCTTACAGAAAAAGGTATTCATTATTCTGTATGGGTAGGCGATGAAGAATGTGGTACAGGTTTCTGTCCCTATGAAAATCTTGTTGACGATTTTTTTGATATGCACACCGTATATACAAATACTCCTTACCTTTCTTCTTCGTCAGAAGAAGAGGTATTGGAAATTATTGAAAGTATGGAAGAGTGTTTAAAATACTTAAAGGACAGCTTTGAAGTCCTGAAAAATAATAGGCCAACAAAATGAAATGTGAACTGATACAGGCAGTAGGTACTGATCTTACTGTAGTTAATTCTGCTCGCGTGTCCTTTGACAAGGAATCTAAATGGGCGAGGGAAAACAAGGTTATTGGTGTTAATGAACTTAGCTATGAAGATCAGAAACTTATTAAGTATCTTGCAAAGCACAATCATTTTACACCTTTCACGCATTGTACGATTACTCTTCGTGAGGAAGTTCCCATATTTGTCGCAAGACAGCGGTTCAAGCATATGGTAGGATTTAGTTACAATGAGGTAAGCCGTCGATATGTTGACGACGATCCTAAATTTTATTTTCCTGACACGTGGAGAAAACGTGCAGAAAATTTAAAGCAAGGTTCTTGTAAGACTACGGTGCCATCCCATACGTTAGTTAAGAAACTGTACAAAAATTTTATGATTGAGTGTGAGTCAATGTACAAAACAATGCTGTCTCTTAAAGTAGCACCTGAACAAGCACGTATGGTTCTTCCACAGTCAATGTATACAAGCTACTATGTGACAGGATCATTGTCTGCCTTTGCTCGTGCATATAAATTAAGGGTTGACGACCATGCACAGCTTGAGATACAACTACTGGCGAAACAGTGGGGTGAGATTTGTTCCAAACTGTTTCCCGTATCTTGGGTAGCTTTAACAGGAGAAATGTAAGATGGCAATAAAAGGTAAACGATCAGGTGCAACTGAAAAGCCAGCAGGGATCAAGCAACACATGCGTACCAGTATCGGTAGGTCAACTAATAGTTCACCCAAAAACAAAGACAAAAGACGTTCATGGAAAAAGTATCGCGGACAGGGAAACTGATATGTCAGATGACGATAACGTAATCTGGTTCATTGAAAAACTACAGAAGCGTTATGTCGAAGGAAGAATGTCCCACGAAAAGTTTACCCGCTATGAAATGATAGAACTTGATTTTGATCCTAATAGCGAAGAAGATCGTAAACAATACGAACTTATGTTAGATTCCATGATGGAAATTGAAGTTGACTTGGAAGAAGGCATAACTCATGTTCAGTGTGAAGATTGTGGAACTGAACATAAGCTATGGCATATGGACTGGGAACTTCTTGTATGTCCTGAATGTAATCACATAATTCAAAATCCAGAGAAACAAATAGAATGAGAAACCTATGGCATAAAGAAAGAAAGCGTGTCTTTAGAGAACTGTTGCAGCAGTATCTTGACGAAGGGTACAGCTATAAGGAAGCTAAGAAATTTGCGTCAGAAGAAACTGACGAGTTTTGTAGCATGGACGAAGACTTTGTAAACGAGATATTTTCAGCAGAATACGAGGATTAGAAAATGTATAATGTTGTTTACGTTAAACAGAAGACTGGATATATGTACGAAACAGATACATCTGATAGCTATGAAGAAATTGTTGAATGTTTCTACAACCGTATTTCTCTTGCAGAAACATTGAAGTACAAGGTCGAGATGCACCAACATCCCTACACCTTTGCTAATCTTATTGACAACGAACGTCCTGTAGGTTATTTTCTAATAGATAAAGAAAGAGAAGAATATTTTTCTGGTATAAATCAAAGAAGCGGAAAGCGATGATACATCAAACGACTAGCCGTGAGGTAAGCCGTGGGGAATGCCCTAGTGAAACTTGTGCATCTTCTGACGGCTGTGTCTTGTACAACGACGGTCATAGCTTCTGCTATTCCTGTAACACTTATTTTTCACCAAACGGAGAAAATTCAATGCCTCTTGATGATAGCGTACTTGCAGTTGCGTATAGCGTGGGAAAGCCTAACAACTATGGCTTTGTGTCTGAAATCAAAGACAGGAAAATTACAAAGGAAACTTGCCAGCGTTACGGTGTGCGTATTGCACAAGACGCAGAAGGCAATGTAATCAAACATCTATATCCTTACTTCGACAAGCATGGTACGCATGTTGCCAACAAAGTTCGCGTAGTTGAAGATAAATCTTTTGTCGCTGAACCGGCAGGTTCGCTTGGTCGTGCAGTCCTGTTTGGTCAGAACGTCTGCCAGCAGGGAGGTAAGTACGTCACTATCTGTGAAGGTGAAATTGATACACTTTCCATCTCACAGATGATGGGTAACAAATGGCCTGTCGTTTCAATCAAGGACGGAGCAGCATCAGCAGTACGAAACTGTAAAGGAAGCTATGACTTTCTTAACAGCTTTGACAACATTATCATTTCATTCGACATGGACGAACAGGGCAAGAAAGCTGCGCGTCAGGTTGCTGAACTGTTTGAACCTAACAAGTGTAAGATCGTACAGCATGAACTGAAGGATGCTAACGAGTACCTGAAGATTGGTAAGCAGGAAGAATACATTCGTTGCTGGTGGGCAGCGAAGGTGTACACTCCAGCAGGTATTGTTAACCTTGCCGACTATGGTGATGCACTGTACGAAGAGACGCAACAGCAGACATGCCTGTATCCCTTTGCAGGTCTGAACGAAAAGCTGTACGGTATTCGTACTGGTGAACTTGTTACCCTCACTGCTGGCACAGGTACAGGTAAGTCAAGTGTAATGCGAGAACTGATGCACCATGTCCTCAAGAATACTGAAGACAACATTGGTGTTATTTCTCTGGAAGAGAATGTGCGTAACACTATCTTTCACCTCATGTCAGTTGAAGCTAACGCACGGCTGTACATTCGTGAAGTACGTGAAGCTTTTGGTAAGGAAGACCTTACTAACTGGCAAAAGAATACTGTAGGTACAGGAAGGTTCTTTGCCTTTGACCATTTCGGTTCTATGGGTACAGAAGAAATTCTGGCACGTGTCAGATACATGGTAAAAGCTTTGGACTGTAAGTGGATTTTCCTTGACCATCTTTCCATTCTTGTGTCAGGATTGGAAGGCATGGACGAACGTAGGAACATTGACATTCTGATGACAAAGCTACGTAGTCTGGTAGAAGAAACAAACTGTTCATTGCTACTTGTCTCTCACCTTCGACGTACAGGTTCTGATTCTGGACATGAAGAAGGAAAGGAAGTAAGCTTGGCACATCTACGTGGATCACAGTCCATTGCACAGTTGAGTGATGCTGTGGTTGCTATGGAACGTGATCAACAGGCTGACGATCCTAACGTAGCAAACACTACTACCATTCGTGTTCTGAAAAATCGTTATGCAGGTGAAACTGGGGTAGCTTGTCACTTGTTCTTTAACAAGGAAACTGGTAGACTGCATGAAGTTACTAACATAGGTGACTCACCGGATAACGACGACGACATTTCTCTTTAGGAGTAAACATGGAAGTTATTCTTGACATTGAAACTGATAGCCTCAACGCTACACAGATACATTGTATTGTTGCCAAGGAAGTTAAAAGTGGAAAGGTTTACGAATGGACTAAGGATGACTGCTATACTTCTTTTCCTAACTTCGCTAAGAACATCGAAACTTTCGTTATGCACAATGGCATTAGCTTCGATGCACCAGTACTTAATCGTCTTGCCGGAACGAACATAAAGCTTTCACAGATTAAGGATACGCTTATCCTGTCGCAGCTTTGCAATCCTATTCGTGATGGTGGACATTCTTTGGAAGCATGGGGTGAACGTCTTAATTTCAATAAGATTGATTTCAGTGACTACTCACAGTTCACTGAAGAGATGCTTACTTACTGCAAGCGTGACGTAGACGTTACACAACGTGTATACATCTCCTTGCAGGAAGAAATCAAAACACTGGGTGTTTCTCAGCAATCAATTGATCTTGAACATAAGGTACGTGCATTAATCAATCAGCAAGAACGTAACGGATTTACTCTGGACATTCCAAAGTCAATGTGTTTAGTTAACAAGCTGGAGGATATGGCAACGAAGATTGAGAATGATCTTCAAGAAAGGTATCCTCCTATCGTTGAAGAAAGATATTCAGAGAAGACAGGTAAAAAGTTAAAGGACAAAGTAACTATCTTCAATCCTGCAAGCCGACAGCAAATTGCAAGTAGACTGATGGAACAGGGTTGGGTACCCCAGAAGACTACTGAAAAGGGTCATCCAATCGTTGACGAAACTGTTCTGATGGAAATTGATTTACCTGATGCAAAGATAATTGCAGAGTATCTTCTTCTTCAGAAACGTGTAGCACAGGTCAAGTCATGGCTTGAACTTGTACAGGAGGACGGTAAAGTACATGGAAAGGTTCTTACACTGCGTGCAGTCACTGGTAGAATGGCACATAATTCTCCCAATGTCGCGCAGGTTCCGGCAGTTTATTCTCCTTATGGAAAAGAATGTAGGGAGTGTTGGACTGTTGCTTCCCCAAACAATGTTCTTGTTGGTTGTGATGCTTCTTCTCTTGAACTACGTGTTCTAGCACATTATCTTGGTGACACTAAGTTTATCAAAGAAGTAGTTGAAGGAGATATTCATACAGCTAACCAGAATGCAGCAGGACTTGAAACACGTGATCAAGCAAAAACGTTTATCTATGCTTTTATCTATGGTGCTGGTCCTGCAAAGATTGGTAGCATTGTTGGTGGTGGTTGGAATGAAGGTCAGGGTTTGATTGACAAGTTTCTTGAGAACGTACCCTCTCTAAAAACTTTCAGAGAAAAAGTTGATAAAGTTGCAGCAAGAGGAAACCTAGCTGGTCTTGATGGACGTAAGCTTATCGTTCGTTCTCAGCATGCCGCATTGAACCTCCTAATTCAAGGAGGAGGTGCGATTATTTGTAAGCAGTGGTTGATTGAGATTGACAAGCTAAAGTAAATTCGTAGACTACGTGCTTATCTTGTCGCAAGCATACACGACGAGTATAAGTTTGAAGTACACAAGGAAGATGCTGAAAAGTTTAGTGAAGTTACCAAGCTT